ATCTTAATATATTGCAATTCCGTAAAACAGAAAGCTTGACACCGGATATTAAAAAAATAATTGATATACTTACGATTGATTCAAAAAGCCCACCCCAGATTGTAGGAAGCTTTCAATATAAGGCGCACGAATATCCTTCCGATATTGATCTTTATGAGCCCGTACACGGATGCTGTAATTTTGATATAAGTACAAAGAAGATAGCAAAAAAGATTCAGGGTATGGTTAAAAAATTACAAGCAAAACGATTCACCTATATAGGAGACTTCAAGGCGGGTATAGATAATCGGTATTTCATTAATATTGGGTCATATGATCCTGAAAAAAATAAGTTAAAAGGCTATGATCAATACAAGATCGTAGAGCGAATTGCTGATATATATAAGCAACGACTTCTGACAAAAACAGAGGCACTTGATTTAATTCAACTTACATATGATAATCCAAACGCTTATCAATATCAGAAATTAAGAGATGCTGTACGAAAGCGATATATCCTTCGTTGGACAACCGATGAACTTTTACAAGGTTCTAAGGATTTGATACTCGGTGAAAAAATAACGCTTGAAGAAGCAATATCACAAGGAACAATTGTAAAAATAGATGTATGGGCGCTTATTGACGACCGTTTTATGGAAATTACCAATTGGTTTTTATTGGTGGCGAATATTGAGGGTCAAGATATATATCTCAGTGAAAAGCCGGATATGTACCAGAAATCATTAAAAAGAGAGATCTTGCTTTTCAAAAACCCTTTGTTCAAAAAACATATGAAATTGGCCAAACGAATGTGGTTGTACGCCATATCCGAGAAGGACAGTTATACAATCGGTAAACTATATCCACTGTTTAGTTCGCCAATCGCTAAAATGAACCAGATACAAAGTGAGTTAGAAATACTTATCGGGATGCTCAAACAGCTCAAATCTCCGCCTTACTATCTTATAAACAAACAGGTTGCTATGTTCAAAACACGCATTGGAACCGTGCCAGATATTTACCTGAAGGATACTCTTTCAAGCAAGATATTTAAATATCTTGACAACACTCTTTCTGCGAACAAAGACAATACACAAATGATAGAAAACTTAGAGAATGCTCTTTTGATTATTCAAGACATTGTTGATCGGGATGTCAAAAAATATTTATACAATAATATTCCCCGAAATAATATATTGAAATTATTGATTAAAATTATACAAAATAAATCGATCAAAAAATAAATGGGAGTAGAACAAAAATATACTCGCTCTATATAGATACAATATGTTTGACGGAGCAGAACTATCAGCAGTATACGGATCAACACCGTATGATCAGCCTACTATGCAAAAAATGCAACAGCCTATCCCCCAACCTACGCAGCAACCTCAACAGATCGGCGTAAATCCTCATGTAGCCGATGTTAATTCTTATGGTAAAGATACCTCTTCGCACGCTACACCTCCCGATGTACAATATGCTCCCCCGAACGCTATGTACGCTCAGCAAATGCCTCACCCCAAATCGTACGCAGGAGGTGATACTTTCTGGGAAAAGATCGGCAACAAGAAGATGGAAATTGTTAAAATGATTGTCCTTTCCCTTGTCATTGTGCTTGGTCTTTCGCTGGATCGTGTCGCCGGATTCTATCTGGACGACTATATTACAAAGTCTATCTTTACCAATCTCCAAGAACTATTGGTGCGCGTAAGCTACCCCGTTGGCATTATCCTCGTCATGTGGATTATCAAGGCATCTATGTAAAGTATTCGTAATCAATACATACCAAATACAGTTTCATTTTTCTTATTATACAGTAACGAATATGTATACAAATGGTCTTTTAAGCTTAGGAAACATTAATCAGTTGGCAAAAGGAGGGATGATGACAAAGAACAAGCAGAATGATAAGAAAGAAGGAGGTGGTCTCGGTGATTTTTTTAAAAATATGGGGGACAATTTAGCTAAAGTAGTCCCAATACCAGCAGCACCAGGAGCACCAGCAGCAGGGGTAATATCACCATCGACACCACCAACACCAGGAGCACCAGTAGCAGGGGTAACATCACCATCAACACCAGGAGCAGCAGCACCAGCATCACCAGGAGCAACACAACCAGCAGCAGGGGCAGGAGCACCAGCAACACCAGTATCACCAGCAGAAGGAGAGTCAAAGCAAGTAGCACCTACCGTATCAACACCGGGGGTATCAACACCGGGGGTATCAACACCGGGGGTACCAGGGCCACCAACAGCAAACGCAGAAACACCAGAAGAATCAATCTTTTCGCGTATAAAAAATATGATCGGTGAAATTCTTGTTGATTATCAAGGACAAAGCGAAAAAATTATAGAACAAACTCCAAATATTTATATTGTATTGTTCGCAGTGTTTGTAATAAGTATTGTCATTGCAACACAGAATGCAGTCTTTTATTTATTGAAACGAATGAAGACATATAAAATAATAGCAGAAGATCGCTACAATAAGGATCTCGTCGAGTACAATATGGCGAAAAATCCGAAAATGTTTGGAAATCTTCAACTTGCTACATATACTGCTTTGGCATTTATACCATTTCTATTATTAATTATAACAATTGTCATAGGTGTTCGTTTTATATCTAAATCGCCTGATAATAAACTAACCACGATTTTACTATTTATATCGCTAACAATAATATTCGCAATCATTGTAATTCTGTCCTATTTTATTAAATATATTTCGGTTATCAAAGAGCTTAAACGAACTCGTGCTCGTATTGATCTATTTGAAAATTTCGTATATAGCAATTTTTATTTAAATAATACTCTATTGCAAACTCTCTATAACAATGGAAATTCTACGGATAATCCAAATGCTATTATCCGTAAGGCGATTAAAAATACACTTCTTGAAAACAATGCAAATCTGGACATAGCTACTATTACGAAAATAGCATACACCTTTAATATATACTATTTCTTGAATAAAGATCTCGTAAATGACGAGGAACTTAAACGATATTATAAAACTGAATCTTTAGAATTGTTTAATCCGAGACTTGTTATGTTGCCAGGAAAATCAAAAATTTTTAGAATTGGAGACTATATGAGATCAAATATTCCAGCAAATATGACCGAATCTGGTAGTATTTCAAATATTTTAAATGCTATGAATGTCATACTTAAACTTGATAACAATAAACTAAATCTTATCAAAATTGAAGTCAAAAATAATATGTATAAGACACAATCTCTTGCATTCCAGATCAGTGCTTACAAAATGGATAAACAAATCTTAACCCTTGTAATAATATCTATAATTATGTATATTCTATTGGCAACAATTATCGCTATTATGTTGTATAAGGCAACCAAAGAAACTAAAGAAACTACAACGATCGAAACGGAATAAGTGAGAAAAGAATTCTACCTGTAGAATAGAGAATATGCAAACAGCAGGAAAACTACCAGTACTGCCAAGACCGGGGGGAAAAAGAACAGGGCCACCAGGAGGGAAAGAGACATGGGTGGATAAATTAAAGAAAGCCACTGAAAAGGTAGGGGAAGGATTCCAAGGTGATAAAAATAGCTCCCCAGCACAAGGGTATCCTTTACCACCAAAAATGCCACAAAATACGGGAATGGGACCTATAACAAATACAGGAATGTCAAATACAGGATTAAATACGGATATGTCGAACAATCAAGAATCGTCAGGAAATATTTTTGATAAAATATTTTTGATAATTATATCAATCGGTATTATTGCTGTTTTTGCATTGTTAGTTGTATGTTTCATGAATTTTATACGACTTCTAATGATAAAGATAAAAGAGAGACGTGATGCAAAAAATAATAAACTTATTATACGCGATACAATTGAGTATAAATTCTTAAATTATTCAAATGAATCAATGCAAGAAAAACAGAAGAAAAACGAATCGTTTTTCAAAAATGTGTTTTCCACGAAAAAAACAGAATCAAGTATTAAAAATGATCCACTATTTATAAACGAGCAGATCATAATTACAACAATACTTTATCAGATCATTGGTATTTTCATATTTGCTTTGATCGTGAATATATTATTCTCATTACTCCCTCTTATAAAAATGCTAAAATCTGAGCCTGGGCAATTAAATGGAATTATTATAGATCAAATGAAACAACAAATTGGTAGTGTAGATAAAAAATATTATTACGGATTGGTAGGTATTCTATTTATTGCTGTTTTATCCAGTTTATTACTTCAGTTTGTATTTAAAACTTCTGTAAATAATGTTATTTTCAATATAAAACTGAAGGCATATAAATTAAAACAAAACATAGGACTAAATTTGTATGTAGATAAAACATTTATAGATATGCTTTACAGTGATAACTTTGATTCTATCAAAAACATCATTCGTTCAAATATAAATGGGAATGTTCAGGTGGCATCCAAGATGATATTTACATATAATGTCTATCAACATTATATAACAAACTTTAAATTATCAGGCAAACATAGGCAAGAATTTAAAGAAGCTTTTACCTATGATAATCTAAAAACTGGAGCATTTGAACCGATAGAATTTCTTATTTATAAAGATGATATAGAATTCATAAGATTTGTTGATCATTTTATAGATGATGTAAAATCTGTTATAGAAGCTACAAATAATACAGATGATGTGGATCTTATGCATGCATATACGCGAAACAAGATCGGGGATATTACACTCCAAGATGATGTTTCCAATAAACTTAAAATTATAAGTGATATAGCTGTAAATTTTAGACAATCAAATCTTGATAAATCTTATAAGGAAATTTTTAAATTTACATTGATCATGTTTATTGTTGCTATTCTGCTTATCATACTATTGTTTGCTTTCGCACAACTCTTTGAAAAACCAAAACAACTGACAGACAAGTTTATAGAAATTCTTAAAGGATTAGCAGGTGCCATTGGAAATTGGGTGAAATTACCATTTGCTGCTATTGCCAAATTATTTTAAATATATTTATAATATCTTCTTTTTTCAGAATGGATTCCCCAGAATCAACCATAATACTATTAGGCATCATAGGGTGTTCTTTAATAATTATAAGCCATATTGCTTTAGTGTTTCTGGTAGGAAAACTTTATAATAAGATCGTTGGTTCTTTGCTCAAAGTAGATATGTGCGGAATTCGGGAAACCGAGGGGGATACGGTACGGTATAATGTAATGAAGGCACTTCAACAATATGAAACATCTTCAAAGTGGGTTTTTCCTTTACTCATCACATCTCTTATAATTTCAATCTTAATTGTCGTCTGTATTATCATATATATCCTGCGGGGAACACTAAATCGGGGTATATTAATCATCATATTACTATTAATAATAATATTATTGCCTATCATAGACATCGTGTTTCTCAAAGAAATCCCTAAAAAGATAAAAAATACAAATGAAGATTATAAAAAAGCTAAAGATAATATGATAAAAATAATTAAAAATATAACCACAAAATATAAATCATTCCAGATAGAAAATTCAAACGATCCAGATAGTGTAAAACAACTTTATAAATTACTACTGGAACGATGGTCTTCCAGAAATGAAGATAGTACCATAGCGGATGCTAAAAATGCTTTAACGATGTTTTCCAAAAATGAAAAATATGAAGAAATATTTACTTATTTAAAATTGGATTCATCTCTGGATGATCAAGAATTATTGAGAAAGATATGTAAAGAGAATATACCTAACTGCGTAGGTTTAGACAATGCTTTAGGAGCATTACAAATATACCGACCGCAAAAAGCGTATAAAGACTTTAAAAAATATGTAGAAAATCGTCTTATTATTCTTATCATTATGCTGTTTATTTATTTATCTCCTTTGTTCCATATATTTTATCATATGTTTGGAGCCGTATCCTTCGGTATATCAATCATTGTTGTCATCTTCTTTGTAATAGCATTTAACTATATGCGACTGTAAAAGAAATTTGTATCCAAATGGTAGAGTAAATATATATGGCAAGCATACCAGATAAAATTTCAAATATGGCGGATGACATTGGATATAAAATAGGTGCTGTGAGAGCCGATAAATCAATGATGGATGAAGGTTTGTGGCTTGCGAAAATAAGTGTTGAATTAGGTGGCACTTTTGCCGTTGTTCTTCTTCTGTTCATAGTCATCGTAATGATGGCACATCTTACATCAAAACTAAACAATGCTTATATGTTTGGAAATAGATCTCAAAAAATGTGTGGACAAAATTATATGGAAATTGAATCTGCTCGTAATAAACTCTATCTGGAATATACTTCTCCTGATACCGAGAAGAAAATTAAGAATATCAAAAAACTATTAAGTGCTTCCTTAATTCTTATTGTGACTATTCTTATCGTGTCAATATTTATTTCAGCTGTTGATGTTAAAGACGGTAATAAATGGAATACTATAGCGTGGGTGTATTTCGTAGGTGCTATAATTCTGTTAGCATCCTTCCTTATAGCCTTCTTTGTTGTAAATCGTAAAGCCGTGTTGGAGAATACATACGGGGATAGTAAAACGGAGAAAAAGATGACACCGCTTCTCGTCGTAATGTTGGCATTGATTGTTATTACTTGTATTGTCAATAGTATATTTATTAATCCTGAAATAAAAGATGAAACGCCTACCTTGGTTGTTCTTATGATTGCTGCCATCTTCACCATAGCATTCATGTTTGTGGTCAATATAAATACGAAGAAAATTAATGATAATTTTATCTCGCAATATAGCAATTATTCACAGGAAATTAATGGAGCTGTTTGTAAGCTTGGAAAAAATGACAAAGATACCATTTCAGGAGGAGTAAATGATGGTATGAAGATTAACAAATGGATAAAACAGATGCTGTCTCGCAATTATAAAAGAGTTAACCAAGACGAAGAGGGCGGAGGTACGGATTATGGTTTTGGAGAAAATATAAATTGTACTGACAAGAATATTTATTCTTATCTCGAACATAGCAATAGTACAGAATTATATGAACTACCCGCCAACATAGATCGTGTTCGTCAACAACAAAATATTATACGAAAGAATATGTGGAATATGCGGTACGAGAATAATGCGATGATAAAGCCGGTGAAAAAAATTATTCAACAAATGCGAATATTTATACTTATCCTCATGTTCATTCTGGCATTTATAGTATATCATGTTGCCTATGTTAATTATCCCGGCTATACAAAAATGTCATTGGTAGCAATCGTACTTATCTTCACCTTCGTATTGATGTATTCTATCATTATTTAGTTGTTTCGTTGTTTCGTTGTTTGTTCGTATATAGAGATGAAACGAAATGTGGAGAAATAAAATATCTGTTTTTTGTAAGAAATTAAGGGAATGCCTGACCTTAAATTATTATTTCAAGACCTAACTCAATTAGGTCTTCCTAAATCCCAATTTAGTCTTATAAACGACGAAACGAGTTATAATTACAATCCAGACCGGTACAATTTTTATGTGAATTTATTGGACAATGTCTCCGATCCTGATCAGAAAATTGCTTCCAAGGTGTTTGGTATTTTAGCACGAAACCGACGGCAACACGAGAGAATACAAGAAAAAATAGACCATATCGCCTCTGCTATCACTTATCTGCGGTCGGTCTATACAAAACCTGACTATGTTGGTGGTGATAAGAAAGATGAGCGAAATTATGGCGAACTATATAATCTCGCGAAAGATGTAAATGATCGTATTTTGGGTATGCCTGTGATTGGTAAAAAAGAAGAAATTCTTGTGGATTTTACAGGATTGAAAAAAGAAGAGATAAACAAATTGGAAAGCGAACATGAAGATGAAGGGAAAGGGGTAGCAGGAACAGCCGAAGGAGAACAAACTCTATATGAATCTTCAAGTATGATACCTGATTTAGCACCAGGTGCTGCTCCTAATGCTGCTGGTGCTGCTGGTGCTCCTGCTGGTGCTGCTGGTGCTCCTGCTGCTGCTCCTGCTGCTGCTCCTGCTGCTGCTCCTGCTGCTGCTCCTGCTGCTGCTCCTGCTGCTTCTCCTGCTGCTTCTCCTGCTGCTTCTCCTGCTGCTGCTCCTGCTGCTTCTCCTGCTGCTTCTGCTGCTGCGGCTCCTGCTGCTGGTCCTGCTGCTGGTGCTGCTGGTGCACCAGCAGCACCACCACCAATATTACAACCGGTATCAATATTACCGTTATCATCCACACGTTTGACCCCAGAAATAAGCGAAGATTCAAAAAATATTATAAAAATAATTCTTAATTTAATTGAATATAAATACAGAGATAAATACATAACTTCTAATGGTATAGAAAGTTCCTCTAAAGCACCAAATGCTATTCAAGAAGGCGACAATAATATAGCAACATTACAAGATGGTATAGGAGGAGTAATATATAACGCAATTATTAATCCAAATATATCAGTAGCTCTATATAATAAATCAACAAACTCTACTAAATTAACAACAGCGGAACGAAACAAAATTCTAAAGGATTTCATGGATGAAGAAATTTATAAACATGATAATATAATATGTAATAAAACACATACTAATAATCCATCATCTTATAATATATTTACTTATATTTCTAATGATGATAATAATAATTTTACTATTACTTGGAACGTGATAGTTAAAGAAGAAATAGAAACTCGACTCCGTGGTATTTTAATAAGTATGTTATTGGAATCCGAATTAGTTAATAGTGAAAATGACATTTATAAAAATTATATTAATACTAACATCCCCAAACTCATATTAATAAATGATAAGACGATAGACGATTTTAAAAGAATTAGAAACGCTGCTGAAAATAAAAATTATGAAATCTTTATTAATAAAAATTATGGAGCAGTATTTAAAAGCTTTAAAGAATTACAAGAATTATATGGTGTAAATAATAATAGTTCGCAACCAACACTAGATAAACCAGTATTGAATCCGCTACCACCACAAATACGACCAATAAGAAGAGGACGAAAGGGAGGAGATTGGCTTGACAGCGCAGAGCCACTGGACATTATCCGTCAAATAGGCGGGTCCTACTTCAATGAGAGGCTGAATGAGCTGAACAAAATACGAGAAAAGCCAGATATTTCCCGAAAAGAACGGGAAGCAGCCGAGGATGATGTGGTCATTGAGTATAAAAACAATCCGCTGTATTCCCCCGACATGGAGAAGGCCAATTATACGGATCGCATTGTATTCATTGCCGTAACCTTTATGTTCCGCGCCATTTCCTTGGTACTGGTACAGTCTGCTATCAACACGCAGTTTATTACCACTTTCAATAAGGCCTTTACTTACTACTTCCTCATCTATTCCATCTTATTCATTATTTGGATATTGATCGTGAATATGCGGAAAGACAATCACATCGTAGGCCTTCTCTTCTATTATGTCAATGCCAACTACGACAGTAGCATATGGCTTACCCGAATCACCGTACATCTTTTGCTACAATTGCTCGTTCTGCCCATACCGATCTTGCTCACACCAAAATTTACGAGCAATACCGAAACCGACAGCTTTGAAAAGCGCGAACGCCTGTACAATACGCTGACATTCTTCACTTTCGTCATATGGATCATCACTTCCCTCGTCGCGCTCCGTGCCTAAAAAATCGCGATAAAGCGGTAATTTTATGTCTTATTTTTAAATCTGGAAGATTACTTAGAATAAATCATTTACAGCGAAATTAATTTAGAAAATTATTATAGAGTTTATATCCGTGGTTAGAGTAATGACAACAACACCAGTGGATTATTATGTTTCAGTTGAAGGGGCAATCAAAGATTATATAGAAGAAAATTCAGAAAAATTTACTACTAATACGGAGATAATTATTGAAGATATTTTTAATAAATATAATTCTACTTTACCTAAAAGAATAATAGCTAGACCAGAAACACCTTTAAAAGGAAAATTTATTAAGTTTGGATCAATACCACAGATCGAGCCTATGAGATACTTTATTGATTTTATCAAAAATCAACAACCTCCTAACGTTTATAAAGTTATTGGACTATACATTGCTAATAATCAAAGTGTTGTAACTTATAGTGATGATACGGAAATTGATGAAATAAAAAATAAATTTAATAACTATATAAATGAAAAATTAAAACCATTTGATGAACTTATAGATCAGCCTGATAAAATAATTACTGATCCGAGTATATTATCATCGTATATTAAAACGGTTGTTGATTCTCATGTGAATGAACGAATGAAATATTTAACATTATATGCTTTAGGTTTTTCTCAAAATAATAATAAGATAGAATTAACAAATAGTACTTTTGATAATTATCTTAAAAATTACGAGTTCCACAACAGAAGCGATCTTAAAAATTTGCTCATTTATACGGTGTTGGATGACAATGACAAGTTGATTGATATAAAAAACTTGATTAAAACCATGAAGGCAAATGTAGGCGAAGAAGTATATCAAAAAATATTTATTGAAATATTGGAAGAGGTAGATCAGGCGGACAAAGAGAACAAGGCAAAGAAGGTAGAAGTAGATATAACAAATGTAATAGAAACAGTGGTTCTTCGACGCTATCCGGCCGATCAATCGGTTGTAGATGCCATTCAAAACAACATTGATACATACAAAATTATAGAAAAGATCAAAGCGGAAAGTTTAGCAACAGGAGAAATTTCGCAAGCCAAGCTAATAGAAATATTTGCCAC